GGAGGTAGGCAGTTCGCTTCTCGTCCATCTAAAGCAACAAAGCACGAGCAGATAATCATCGCCAACCGTGCTTCCTTCTTTGGTTTTCAAACTAAAAACACATTTAGAAATCTTGACGACAAAACAAATAACAAACCGTTCTTCCGACCTGCAGTTGGTTGGAGAAGTATGAAGAACTGGGGCCGGGGCTGTGTTAATTGGGAAACACGTAAACCGTTGCGAGATAGATACACCGAAGCAGGAATGGCTGAATGGAAGAAAACCAGACCAGGATACAAGGCTACTTCGGGCAAGGTTTCCTCTCAAAGCATTAGCAGTACGCAAGTAAAAAGTTGCCCTCAGTGGGAAGCAAAACTAAAAGCGCAAGGACTTGTTCCAGTAAAGAAATTCTCATACATCATGTGGAGAGAAAGTCGCTGTTTGGAAAAGATTGTTTCTAAGCCGAACTCTAATGGTACTAGAGATTACGGGTTACTGCAAATCAACTCATCATGGAAAACAGTGACCAGACAAGTGTGTGGGGGGACTAATCTCAATGTTCTACTCAATTCAAAGTGCAACCTGAAGGTAGCCAAGTATCTTTTTGACAATGGCGGGATTGGTCATTGGAAAGCAACGAGCGGTAGTAAGTAATGCCCCGCAAAGAACTAATCAATAACTACGGGATTGAAATTCATCTCACCTGTTCCTGTGGTGAAGTTCCTTCGCACTTTATGGAAGGTCGCTCACCTCGTTGCCCCTCGTGCATGGAGATTACAAAAATCGTTGTAAAAAACCATGACGAACGCTACGGTTCGCCAATTCAAAAGACCTACTAGTAAATGTAAGTTTCGGCGAGGCGGGGCTCCCCGCACGGCCATTCAGCAGTTTCGGTCATATTTCCCACTGCGTTGCATCTAGAGCATCTAGAGAGAAACTCGGGTCGTGGTGTCTTGAACACAGCAAGCCAAGTCGTCTCGTCCATCGTGTTCTTTTCTTGTTCCCATGCATGACTCAAGATGTTTGTCGCACGTTCTCCTGGAGTCCCGTCAAACGGCATAACCCAGCCAGGGGCGTATTTAGGAAGGCGTATTGTCATCTGTGTTGTCGTCCCACTCAATAATTTCTGCGACTATTGCTTTTGTGTACTTCTTGCGTAGACGCCACAACTTCTCGTTGAACTGTTTGAACGCTTCTGTTTGTCTCGCTTTTTGTGCGATTTTTTCATCAAAGACTCCGTACTCCTTGAAAGCAACATTCTCCAAGTCCGGGGCTTCAAAGAGAATGTCTGAAATCCAGTCTGCCCTTTTGTCCATCGCTACCATCAACTCGGCGATTCCGTCATAGCCGAACTCGTTGTACACCTTCTGCGTAACCATGTCGCAGTAGTTCTTGCGATACAGAATGTCAGCCGTCCCTGATGCCATGAACTGAGTCAAGAACTCAGCCATTATCTCAGATGGTTCTTGGTCTTCGTTGTCTTCCATTGTGACCCCCAATGTACCACTTCTACTATTGTGACAGCAGGGTGTGTCAAGCCAGTGAAAGAACAAGTGATTGGGTCTCAGCCTTTTTGCGAGTTACCCACGAGTTGTAATCCATTGATGCGATTGCTCGCTCTTCTGGTTTGGCGTCCCGATAATGGTCTAGGTACTCACCGATTGCGTTATAGACAGACCAGCCATTGAATCCGTACCCACCAGCGTTCTTGTCGTTTACATAAAGTCCTCGTACAAGTAAATGGATGTCATCAACATTTTTCTTCTGACGCTCTGTCTCATCTTTTCTATGAGGGAACACTTCGGTAATGACTTTGTCCAACTTTACTGAGCCAGCCGGGACTGGGATGCGAAGCATTGTCTCAGCCATTGAAAGAAAACTAGTAGCCCAAGTTCCTGACATTGCAATAACTTGCGCTGCGTCTTCAATTGCGCTATCTGCATTGCGAGTGTGTCGTGCTGTGAACACAGAGTTTGCGCTCTTCAGTCCCGCCATCACCGTGTTCTTACAGACGGCTCGGATTGATGTGTTTGCGTATGTGATTGCTGTCTTGCCGTCATGTCCGTTGCGAACAAGCAGGTAACGCTGAATCTTGTCGTTCACGCCAGTTGGGTCAATGAAAAGTGGTCCGAGGTCAAGGCAGGCGAAGAACTCACGACCTTCGTTCAGAACACCACAGGTATCCACGATTGCGTCGCCCTTGGAGGCCCCGACAATGTCCAAAGCCCTGTCCAAGCAGTCCTTGTTTTGCTGGATAACAAATCGTGTTCCAACAGTTGATAAACCATCAATAGTTCCGTCTGGATTTACCCGAACTGTTGCTCGGCTGTCGGAGATGAAAACGGGGCTTCCGTCGGGGTTTCGGAGGGGGTTGAGGTTGTCGTCTACTGCGATGACCTTTGTGAGAGCCACATCAAAGTCAGCCTGAGCCGCTGCGAGCATCGCTTCTGCGGTCTGTAGCCCAGCCATTGGCTGTCCAAGCCTGTGCCAAGGGACTTCCCTGTCAGCGTAAGCCATTCGTGCTCTGCCCATTGCGTCAATTTCTAATGCGTGTGCCATGCGACTAAACTTTCTAATTAGATTTACACAGAAAGCGTAGCATCTGAATCTCGGGGCCACAACCCCGTTGGGGGGGGTGTGCTAGACCCAGATGTCCAAGTCGTCGTCGTCCAACTTGTTGCCCTTGTGCACGCCCTTAGGGAGCCTTTCAGACAGTTCGGAGAGAGACTTGGCGTAGTGTCCGTACTTGTCCCATACGACCTTTGCGCCGATTACTGCGAGGGAGAAGAAGGCTATCTTCATTAGGAGCCATGAGGCTATTGCTATTTCTTGGAATATGTTCATACTTCATTATGCCTTGTAGTAGTTTAGACAACAACCTATGTGACCAAAGTCATAAGTATGAAAAGTAGTGAGAAAAGTTCACTCACAGAACCCAAATAATAAAAACGACGGGGCTTCTGCCCCATCCAAAGTGTTACCCGAAAGTAGTACGGTGGCGGAAAGCGCCTGAACTACAGTCTAGTTTTCTTCTTCCGACGCCCCGCATACTCGGTGATGGGGTGCCACACACGCAATGCGATAAAAGCGGAGAGCAGGACGACCACGAGCCAAGGGTCAATGTTGATACTTACGTCCATTTCTTTACCTTCTTTCGCACCTTGATTTTGTAGCCATTGAAACGGAGCAGTTCAATAATGTGTTCTGGTATTCCGTCAGTAATCACTATCCCCTTTTGGTTCAGTGCTAGGCGGATGATGTCCTTCTTCTTGTTCATACTTCAGTATGCCGTGTAAGGGTCAAGACCACAACCTCACTCTGATGTTTCCTGTCCGACACCGAGCAGACGGAGTATCAACTGGCTTGCCCCCTCAGCGTCTTCGGCGGGGCTTCCATCAACAGCCTGATTGACGACATTCCTCTTACGCTCAATGAGTGAGTAAATGTCCTCGTCTATCGTCCCATCACACAACAAATAAGTTGCCGTGACGGAAGATTTCTGCCCCAACCTATGACAGCGTGAATAAGTTTGGTCTATATCAGCGGGTGTCCAAGGTAACTCCACGAACAAGACATCCTGTGCGACCTGAAGGTTGTGCCCCGTTTTCGCCGCTTGGATTGAGAGAACAATGACTGGGGCTTCTTCACATGGCAATGTCATAAACTTGTGCTTCTGTGCTTCTATCTCGTTGATGTCCATGCCACCTTGTATGCGTAAGTTCCCGAACGCAAGGGCGAGTTCATCCACAACATCTCTGTGGTGTGCGGCGATTACGACTTTGCGTCCCTCTGCAACGCGGGACTCCACCCACTCTTTGATTGCTGGCATTTTTGCTTTTGCTGACAAACGGCGTAGAACAGAGAGGCGAACCAAGTGCTGGTTTGACTCTGCTTTGATTTTCGCTACGACCGCTGCTGAGTTCGGATTTAGTCCGAGTTCTAGTGCTATCTCTTTTGCTCGTTGCATTAGGTATTCAACGATGTCTGTTTCTGCTTTTTTGTATTCCTTCATACCGGCTGCAGTCCCGTCGACGAGCACGGGGTCGTGGACAACAGGTGGTAGGTCGGACAGAACTTGCTCTTTTGTACGCCGAATGTAACAAGTTGAGCGAAGTAAGTCATTTAGTTCATCAAGATTGCTGTGACCATCAAGATGCCACTGCCCCCATTTGTCTTTGAAGGCCCCGCAGTAACGTCGGTAGAAGCCCCACTCTCCCCCAAACTTATCTAACTTTCCAAGAATGTTTAGTTGGCTTGCGTACTCGGCTGGTCTGTTAGTTACTGGCGTTCCCGTCAAACACAGGATTATTCCAGATTTCGGGGCCGAACGTGCAATCTTCACTGCGCTCTTTGTTCGCTGTGCTTGAGGTGACTTGCAATAATGGCTCTCGTCAAAAACAAAAGATTTATGGTCAAGAAGTTGTTTTTCCCAATGTTTGATGTTAGAATAACCAATAACAACTACATCGTAATCAGAAGGAAACTCTTTACGGTCTTTTACGACTGCAACCCTGATGTGTGGAAGCCACCTATTGTATTCTGCTTTCCAGTTCAGAACCAGAGTTGCGGGGCACACGACGACGGCTGGGTACGCATCATTACCTGTATGTTCCAATGTTGCAATCGCTTGCAAGGTTTTTCCCAAGCCCATCTCGTCTGCAATAAAAGTTCGCCGTGCATTACTTGCGTAAGCAACCCCTGCTCGTTGGTATGGAAGAAGCGGGAGTCCCGCCACATCAATGTCAGCGTCAGTAAGTCGTGATGCTTCTCTAAGTTCCGACAGCGATGTGTCTATCTCCTTCAACATCTCACGAACTTCGTCTGGAACTTCTTGCTTGAAGGTGTCTGCCCACTTGACTGCCTCAGCGA